AGGTAGTGATTGCCGAGATGGCGATCTCGAAAACTGGCCGGCCATCGGAGGTCGGCATGAACACCGGCTCGGCCGGCTGCAGGAAGACCAGGTCGCCGCTGGACGAGCGCATGGCCGTGATCAGCGCGTCTGCCGCGTCGGACGTGGCCACGACGTCGCCGCCATCGACGCCGATCAGCGAAAGCGTGAACTGCGGACGGCGCACCAGCTCGGGGCCGACGCCACCGGCCGGGCGAAGCACGCCGAACCGATCGGTCTTGGCGCCGAGCTGGTCGTTCCACCGGCCGAACTGCAGGCGCCAGCCGGGCAGCAGCGGGCGGCAGAATTCGAGGATGGCGGTCGCGGCGGCGCTCATACCTTCAGCGCCCGCTTGAGGACGGCGCGGATGTTGGGCAGCGCCCGCTGGAATCCCTTCTCCAGGAATTTCGGCTCGCCGCGCGGATCCCAGTAGTTGCCCTGCGGCTTGCCGGTCTCGACGGGCCGCGGCTGGCCCTTCAGCGTGCCCTTGGCCTCGTGCACCCAGAGCGCGTATTCGGCGGTGTAGCCCACGCGCCCGACGATCTTGGTGCCCTGCTTGTCGACGTGCTTGTACTGCGAGTTGATCAGGTTGCTGGTGTGCTGCGGCGTCATGGCCGCGGCCTCGCTTGCGCCCAGCGTCAGCGCCTGCAGGATGCCGCGCGCCGCGCGATGCTCGACGGCATCGACGAACTGCGGCATGCGGTTGACCACCCGGGCCCGGCCGACCGTCACGTCATCACCTTGTAGTCATCGGCCACGCGGTCGAAGGTGTCGGCGTCGCGGCCAACGGTGCGGACCTCGACGGCGCCGGCCGCGATGGGGTCGGTCTCCGTGCTGGTGCCCAGCATCACGCGGTCGCCCTGGCGGATGTCGGAGCGCTCGGTGTAGATCGTCAGCTGCGACGTGAACTCGACGCCCGTGGAGTCGACGGCGCGCTGGGCGCGGCTGCTGTAGTCACAGGCGAAGGTGACCGGCGCGTCGAATGTCAGGGCGCCCGAGAAGTCGTCACGGCTGCGCTGCGCCCACAGGGTGGCGGTGGCGGTGTAGGACCACGAGGCGGCAGCGGACATGCCACGGGATGCTAGGGAGGCGCCCGCGGCGCCCGGCGTCAGATCAGCGGTCCTTGACCTTCAGCCAGAGCGTGCGGTCGTCCTGCTGGTCGTCCGTTCCCACGACGCGGATCGTGAACGGGTACTTCCGGCCCGCCGTGTACTCGGCAGCGGCGGCGAGCGCCATCCGCACCGGGATCACGCCTGCGGCATGCGTGCCAGCGTCGAGACACTCGAGCGGCGCCTCGGCGATGATCGTGTGGCTGGCGTAGGTGGTGGCCAGCCCGTCCAGCCAGGTGCCGACCTCGATGGGGAAGACGATCTCTGCGTCGGGGTCGAACGGGCCCCACGGCTTGGTCGGGTCGTCGAGGTTCCAGAAATCGCCGGTGGCCATGGTGTCAGACCTCGATGGTGTAGGTGTTGCCCGGCACGGTGTATCCCATGATCTCGCCGGGCACCTCGTAGCGGTGGAAGGTGGACAGGTCGACGACTGTGGAGACGAAGGACAGCGCCAGCGCGACGTCCGTCTCAATGGCCATCTGCACGCGGAAGGCACGCCACGCCAGATCGAGCGCGGTGTCGGTCTCGACCGCCATGCCGACAGCGCGGATCTTGCGGATGGCCAGCGCCGCGGCAGTGTCGGTCTCGGCTGCCATCGCAGCCTGCACAGCACGCCGGATGCTGCGCTGCAGCGCCGTGTCGGTCTCCGCGCTGATCGCCGCCGGCATGCGCTTGACGAGCGACAACGGGAGCGCCGTGTCGGTCTCGGTGGCCGTGGCGACGTTCAGCCCCGGGCCGAGGTTGTCCAGATCGAGCGCGAGCGCTGCGTCGGTCTCCGTGGCCAGGCCTGCCGCGACGATCTTGCGCAGCGTGAGAGCCAGGGCCGCGTCGGTCTCGGTGGCCAGCGCGACGGCCCGGCGCTTGACCAGCGCCAGCGCGAGTGCGGTGTCCGTTTCTGTGGCCAGGCCGGCGGCGCGCACCTTGCGCAGCGACAGGGCCAGCGCGGTATCGGTCTCGGTGGCCAGGCCGGTGCTGACGGTCAGGCCGCTGCCGATCGTGAACTCGATGACCGCATCGACGTCGACCGACGACTCGATGCTTCCATCGGCCAGCAGCGCCCGCCATGCGTAGCCCTGCTGCCATGTGCCGTCGTCGGCGCCAGTGTGGGTGTAGGCGCCCGCGTCGCTGACGGTGGTGGTGCCGTTGCTCGTGGCGTCCAGCAGCGGCGTGCGCAGCCACCAGAGAAACTGCGTGTCGGCGTCGCCCGGCAGGTCGGCGTCGTTTTCCAGCGGCGACGGCTCGCCAGCGGTCGGGAACTCGGCCGGAAAGTAGCCGTGCACGCCGGCCGGAACGAGCCACTGCCGGCCGGTGCGGTCAGCAGTGCGAAGCAGGATCATGGCAGCGTCGCCGTCAGCAGGGTGGACGCGATGGATCGGTCGGCCGGGTCCACGTCCGTGGTCTGGAACGTGATGGCGTAGGTGGCCGCGGCCAACGATGCGTGCTCGAAGCGGGCCAGCCGGCCGGTGCTGGCGTTCGTCGTGCCGCTGCCAGAGCAGACGACGGTTGCCATGTCGTCAGGGTCGTGCACGGTCCAGGTCAGGGCTGTGGAGGTGGCAAGGGCGAGGTCAACCAGGGTGCCGCTGACGTTGCCGAACTCCAGCTTCAGCGCCGCGTCGTCCAGGTCGAAACCGTACAGCGCAGGCACGGCGCTCGGCGGCGGCAACCAGCGCCGCACTGGCGGGCGCGGGTGCCAGGTCGGCGGCCGATACAGGTGCAGCACGGCAGGCCCCGAATCAGCCCAGCTCGCGCACGATCATCGTGCCGTTGAAGGTCACCGAATCGGCCGGCGCCGTGGTGCGGACGACCAGCGACGTATTGCCCTGGTTGACCACCGGGCGCGCGTCCAGCGGCGGGATGTAGACCCAGCCCGCGCGCACGTTGAACGCATCGCTGTGCAGCGTTGTCGTGGTGCCGGTGTTGGCAAGCGTGGTGTTGTTCACCTCGGCAGTGAATCCGGCGGCGGTGTCCGCCGGGCGCAGCGGCGCGGGCGTGGCCGAGCTGCCGCCGCTGCCGCTGGTGGTGAAGCCGCGGACAATTTGCACGCCCAGCATCTCGTCGGCGGCGTCTCCGGCCTCGGTGGTCTGCCCGATGTAGATGCTGACGATCTCGCACGGCTTGTCGTCGGCCGGCGTGATCTCGAACTGATCGCAGGCCGCCGTGACGGCAACCGCGTTGAAGGTGACAGCGTAGGTGCGGCCCATTGGGTGCTCCGTTCAGTGGTTGAGGATTGACATCGGGAAGGCGCGGCGCGGTGGCATGGCGAGGCCGCCTCCGCCGCCGCCAGAAGCCGGCGCGATGGAGATGGCGATCCCCTCCATGAAGCCTGTCGATGCGTGGTTGTGAATCAGCGACTTGGAAGCCGCAGGCGTCACGGGGCCGTTGGAGTCAAGGATGGCGCCGACCAGGGCCGAGTTTCTGAGCGTGGTCCCGGCGCCCGCGGTAATCGTGCCCGACTGCCCGAGCGCGAACAGGATCGCCCAGGCGTTATCCGTCAGGGTCGTGACCGAAGTAGTGAGCGCGGATGCCGACCCATTGGATGCCGTCGCGCTTGCTTCCGGCTGCGCCTGATCGGTGTCGCTGTAGCTGGCGGCGTCGATCTCGATGTAGATGCTGGTGCTGGCGCTGGCGACGATGTTGTTAGATCCGCTTGCCGGGTTCTCAAGGTAGTAACCGTAGAGCCACCGGCCGCCACTGGCATGCCGCTTGTCCACCAGCGTCATCGCAACGCTTGCGTAGGTGACACCAGTGATAGCGTCCACCGTGCCGTCTCCGATGATGCAGACCGCGAGCCCGCGGTTTGTCCCGGTGCAAGTGTGCGCCTGGGTGTGCGATGTGCCCGGGTTGACGAATGAGCCGCTTGGTGCGTCGAATGCGATTGCCATAGGAGCCTAGACGTTGATCTGCTCGCCGCCGAAGATGGCGCGGAAGGCGTCATACCCGTGCTGCACCATGCCGCGGCCGCTCAGGTGAATGTTGTCGCTGACGTAGTAGGGCATTCCCAGCTCGGTGACGATGCTCGGATTCGCGTCGGCGTATGCCGTCTTCGCTGCGGCAACGCCAGCGCCGTAGGTGCTTGTGCTGGGGTGCATTTGCGACAGCACCACGACGGACGCCGCGCCGATGATGCCGTCGGACCGCGCGGCAGCAACCATGTCGGATAGCCGCGTCTCGTACCATGCCTGCGACTGCGCGGCGTCCTGCTCGCCCTGAATCCAGAGCATGGCTTCCAGCGCGATGGAAACGCCCGCAGTGCCCAGCCATGCGTCGGCCTGCCCGCGCTCGGTGGTGCCGTTCGCGTACCACGTAGACGAGGGTGGCGCGAACTCGGTGATTGACAGCGCACCGTCACAGTTCTTGTCGATGTACAGGTGGCCGGTTGCGCGCTCGCGCATCCAACGCACTGCCAAGCCGAACTCCGCGCCGAACTGCCCGGCATTGTTCGTGGGGCCGGTGAACACGCTCGGCTGCAGTTGCGTGTACGCGCTGCCGGTCCATATCCAGACCCGAGCGAACGTGCCGGCGTCATAGGCCGCGAGCTCGGCGTCGGCGCTCAAGGGAGACTCCGCGATTTCCGAGCGCTCAGAGCGGCCAACGGCGTTTGACTGGCCCCAGATTGCCACGCGAGCGTTGCCGTTCGCACCCGCGAAGATGCCGCCCCCGCTGGCGGCACTGTAGGTATCAGCCCGAGCAGTTGGCATGGGCTCAGGTCCGCCGCGGACCCTTGGGCGCCGGCTTGAGCATCGCCACGAAGCCGTCAGGCGTTGCGCGATAGTCCACTTCATGCGCCGCCGCGTCGAAGGCATCCCGGCGCGTCACGTCAAGCGTGCCACCGAGCCGCAGCAACGCCGTGACCAGCACAGCATTGCGGATGCGAATGTCACGCATGCCTTCCACAAGGTCGCCGACGTGATCAGCCATGACGCGTCAGGGGCTAACCGGGTTCGGGGTCGGAGCAGGCGCCGGCGTCGGAGTCGGCGCCCTGGCTGCAGTCTCGCGGTCCATGCCGTCGCACAACTCGCGGGCGAACCGGAGGAACCCCTCGACGTCAGTCGCCACGCGCCCCTTGACGCAGGCCAGTAGCGTGCGCTCGAAGCGGTCGGCCGCCGGGTCGCCTGACGTGCCGGCAACTGCCTGCAGCGCGTTCGCAACCTTGTCAACGGCCAGGGTTCGCTGCTGATCGCGCAGCGCAGCGGCTGCGGCTTCTGTCAGACCAGGGACGGGCAGGTTCTCGACTGTGGTGGGCATGGTGTGTGCTCCGATCAGGACGCGCGGTAGAACGTGCCGCCGGTCAGCTGCAAGTCGTTGCCGTCCGGCGTGGCCACGGCGTCGAACAGCGTGAGCGGCAGGATGGCCGAGTCGGCGCCTCCGGTCGTATCGCTGTCGTAGCAGACGAGGATCTTGCTGATCGCGTTGCCGGTGGCCGCCGTCCACGTCACGGTGGGCAGGTCGCACTCGTTGCGATCGTTCGTGTCGTCCGGCGCGCTCAGCGCGGCCAGGTCGGCGTCGGTCAGGGTCTTGCGGCCCATCGTGGTCTGCTCGTTCGTGGCGCCCGACAGCACCGCCGCCAGGTCGTCCTTGTCGATCAGCACCGAGTCGGCCTCCAGTCCGCTGGTCTCGATTGGCACGAGGATCAGGGCGCTGTTAGCCGGGTCGTTGCTCTTGACCCGGTTGTAGAGCTCCTTCACGCGCCCCTTGGCGATGTTGAAGACGATGTGTGCCATGGCGCGATTCCTTCAGCGGCCGGGCCGCGTGGTGTTGACGATGTGGGGTGCCGGTGGCGCTCAGACCACCATCAGCAGCGTGCCGGCGGCCGGGTCCGGGCCGACGAGCGCAGCGGTCGTGCCGGCCGTGTCCAGCGCGGCCAGCGCGCGGCGCAGCGCGGTCAGGTCGCGGTCGGCGTACTTGAACGAGCGCGAGGCGCCGGACGGCGCGCCCTGCGAGTTGAGGCGGCGCGGGGCGCCTGCAGCGGCCACCAGGGCGACCGCCATGCACTGGATGCGGGTCTGTGCCGCCTCGCTGTACCCGGCCGCCTGCATCGCCGGCTCGACGCCCTCGACGTCCTCAAGCGCAGCGGCCACCAGGAACGACGGCAGCGCGACGCCGAGCGCTTGGTCCAGGTACTGCTGCGCCTGCGCCGCGGTGATCACGGTCAGCCCTTCGCGGCCTTGGCGCCCTTCGTGGCCTTGGCCTGCAGCGCCTGGCGTTCACCGGCGGCCTGGGCCTCGGCGTCCGCCAGAGCTGCGGCGATCTGCGCGTCCTCGGCGTGCGGCATGGCATGGTCCACCGGCGCGGCGTCCGCAACCGGCGAGCACTTGCCAGCGGCCCATGCCGGCACGACGCCCCCGTCGACCTCGACCACGTCGCCCACGCAGGCACCCTGCGGCCAGGGTGCCTTGAGGTGCGTGATGCGGACGCGCATGGTCAGGCGGTCGTCCAGTGCGCGATGGTCGAGTGCGCGTCGAAGTCGCTGCGGAACTGCGGCGCGACGACGGCCATGACGCCGAAGACATAGTCATCCTCGGGGTTCATGCGGGCCTTCGGGCGCGTGACCATCGGCATGGCCGACAGGATCGAGCCCCAGTCGCCCGTCTCCAGGCCGGCGACGCCGATGATGTTGCCGGTCGGGATCTTCGACGCCGGCACGATGTCGGCGATCTGCTCGATCTCGCGCAGGCGCTGCAGGATGGTCTTGGAGTAGCCGGCGGCGAACTCGTTCAGGCTGGCGTAGGTCCAGTCCGAGAAGTTCAGGAACACCGTGACGCGGCCGAAGGCGTTGTCGCCCACCAGGCCGTTGATCACGGCGCTGACGGCGGTCAGCCACTGCGCGCCGGTGGCGGCGGTCAGCGTGAAGCCGTGCGTACCGGTGGTGCGGTCGGGGAAGTTGCGCAGGCCGTAGATGGTCGAGCCGCCGACGACGACCGAGGACAGGCCGTTCAGGACCATGTCTTCCATCTTCTCGGCCACCTTGCGCTGGTGGTTGGCGATGGTCTCGGTGTCGAGCATCGTCGCGCCCTTGCGCATGACCTCCATCTGGCGCCAGCCGAAGCGGGCGTAGCTGTCGATCACGGGGATCGGCGTGCCGCTGTACTGCACCAGCGCCTGATCCTGGCGGCCTTCGCTGCGGCCGTCCATGCTGACGTGAACCTCGCCCGAGTCGCTGATCTTCGGGAAGTAGTTCACCAGGTCGCCCATGTTGACGGGCGTGGTGTTGGCCGCGGCCAGGCGATTGAACACCGACAGCACGTCGCGCTGGATGCGCGAGGCACGGGCGTCGACGCGGCGCCAGGCGTCCAGCGGGATCGGCGCGGCGTTGCCCACCAGCACCGACTGCGCGGCCAGCGCGGTCTGCGAGGCGTTGAACGAGGCGCGGGCCTGGTTGACGGCCAGCTCTTGCTCGGGAGTGAATTTCAGCATGGCGTCCTCGTCAGGCCTTGGTGTAGAAGTTGGCGATCTCGACCTCGATCAGGTCGCCCGCGCTGTAGGCGCCGGTCGTGCCGTCGAAGTACGCGACCACGATGTTGGTGCTCGCAGCTGCTCCCACGCGGCCCGAGGCGCCGATGGTCAGTTCCTGGCCGTTCGTGTAGGTCGCGGCAGCCGCGGCCCACAGGTACTTCTGGCCCGGCTCCAGCACGTAGGCGACGCCCGTGTCGCCGGACGTGTAGGCGTCCAGCAGCGGGTTGGTGCTGTCGTAGAAGTCGGTCGAGTAGAAGTCGCGGTTCGCCAGCAGCGCCAGCCGGCCGCCGCTGACGGCGGTGGCCTGGGTGAACTGGGTTGCCGTGACGGCGACCGCGGTGCAGGGCAGCAGAGCACCGCTGACGGTGCGGTCGCTGATCGTCTTGGGCTGGCGGTCGGCCGGGCCCCGGTATGCGCGCGAAGCAGCCATTTACTTGGCCTCCAGGTGGGAATTGAGCGAGTAGCCGGCGAACTCGTTGCCGGGCTTCGTGCCGCCGGCCGGGAGCACCGGGGCGGCCTTGGCCTTGAGTTCCTTCAGGCGGGCCAGGGGCAGGGCCTTCAGGTCGTCGGCGGTCAGCGCGCTGTTCGTCGCCAGCTCGACGGCCAGCGCGTCGCGCTCGGCGTTCGCAGCGGCGGTGCGCTCGGCCTCGATGGTGGCGAGCTGCGCA